CTTTTACAATATCTCTTGAGCGAGCACCATAACCAGAATATGTGTCTATAGGACAGCTTATAACTATTAATTGTTTCATATTATTTTGCGATAACGTGTTTAACGAAATGTTTAGGTTGTTTACGAGTTTCTACTTGAATTAATTCAAATCTATGACGTGGTTGCCATTTAGCAAATGTTTTATCAATACCATCCACTACATTTTTACACATATTTGCTGCTGTCATCATTGATTCATCTGATGTAACCCATTCACGAGCAGCTTTACATTGTTCAGCATGTATTTCAGGGTATTCAGTTTTATGATAATAAGCTTTTTCTATTTGTTCAGCAATATCAAATGGTTCAGCTCTATCGTCAAAGATATAAGGTGTAGGTACTGATCCAACTAATGATAAGTTAGATGGAAATACTGGGTAGGCCCATTTACCATGTTTTTTATATTTACCTCTATGGTTTGAACCGAATTCTTCAGTGAATTTAATCCATTCACCATTTTCATCTTCAAAGCGCATTTGGTCTTGCATACCACCTGTTACTGTTGCAATAATTGGCTTACCACACATCATTGCTTCAGTTAATGATAATCCCCAACCTTCATTTGAACTTATTAATGCTGTAATGTCTGTAGCATTGTAAAGTAAATTCATTATGTTTGCTGGGTATTTATTTTGGTCGAAGATAATATTATATTCTTCATTTCCAAATAGCATATCCTTTACAGCCCATAAATCAGTTCCATTTTCATCTACTGCTTGAGTATGTAAAACGAAAGCACATTTTGATTTTTTACCTTCAGGTAACTTATCCATGAATATTTTCCAAGCTAACATCAAATCAGGAACTGATTTACGGCGAATATTTCGAGCATTATAATGTAATACAAAATCATATTCTTTTCCCTGAAATAATTGTTTTTTAAATTCTTGTAAAGATAAGTATTCAGGATGTTCTTTAGTAATAGGGAAGAATATAGTTTCATTAATTCCATGAGGAACATACTTGATTACTTTTTCAGCTGCTAATTCTGGTCCTAATACAGCGCGATTAAGATTTTCTGTTTGCTTACTAATAGCTAATAATGCATCACATGATTCGTAATATGCTTTATTATACATTGGGTAAGGCAAATCATCCCAAATGTTTAAATAAATAATAGGGATTTGTTTTCTAATTTCATGTTCCATTTGAAATAACCAAATCCAATATCTTGGATCAGTAAACATCATTAATGCATCTGGTTTTTCAAATTCTATCATTTGCTTTAAAAACATTGGATCACCATAACCATTAATCGGATATAATATAACACTAGCATCATTAATACCGGCATGTTTATTAGTATCTTCATTTAAATCAAAGCGTTTACCTTGATCAGGATGGTTAATAGCTCCACCAACGTTAACCCAATTATAATGATGAGCTGTGCCTACTACGATTTCACGAGCCATTGTTGAAATACCAGAAGTCATTCTGATATCATCGCATAACAGTAAGATTTTCTTACGTTTTGATTGTTCAATATAACCTTCTTTCATGTAATGGTTTTTAAATACTTCCTGTAAATTGTGTGTCTAATTGGTTGTGTAGATTTTTTCTGAATTCTTCATCTGTTAAATATAGGTACATGCTGCGTTCTGTTAATTTTTGAACACTGAACTTATACTTAACACATGCAATTTTAAATTGTTCAAATAGATCTTCAGGAATCTTCACGGATGTTAATTGCATTTTTGCCATAATATATATTTTGATATAAATATATATAAAACACTAAAAACGTTTATTTTGTTTTAAGTTTTGAATAAGAATCTCCAATTTTCCAATCATTGTTAGAATTAACATACACTGTTTTATTTTCTAACAATATACCTTGGTTTTGAAGTTTTAATATCCATTCTAATTCAAGGTCATTAAATTCATCTACTATTTCCATTATTAATTCCTTTCCAAATTTACGACTGCGGCGATGATATTTCCAACGTTCATATGGGTTTGTACTTTTACCCAAATAAACTATTTCATCATTTCTTTTTAAAACGTATATTGCTGTTCTCATTTTTTATCGCAAAGTTCTGGTTTGTCTCTGTAAGGGCACCATTTACAACTGCTTTCGCCTATATTTTTAAGATACGACTTTACTATTGGCTTTCCACTTTCATCAAAGCAATCTTTAATGAAGGAGTTAAAGCTTTCCATTATTTGTTTTCGTTTGACTTTTCCACTAGCGGGCTTAAAGGATTGAACCCTGGGTATTGGGTACTCAGCTTCCCAAATTTTTCGTTTAACAATGAAGTACTCGACTTCGATTTGCTCAACGTCGAATCCGAATTGTTTTGCAAAGTACTCTTTATAAAGGAGGATTTGAGCGATTTTACTATCGTCCTTCTTTTCTCTTTCGCCCCACCCTCTCGTTGAGGTTTTGATGTCATATATATAGACTTTATTTAATTCAGTATCGTATAAGACAAAATCAATATAGCCTTTTAGAAATACATTTTTATTTAATCCTGTAAGTATAGGTAACTCAATACCTAATAATTTTACTTTACGAATTGTAAATAGCTTATTTCGTCTTGCTTTAATCCAATTTAGAATTGCTACCCCATCATCGAAGAACTCCCTCATTTCAATTGGGTTGCTGAAATGTTCTTTAGTTTTCTCATATTCACCTTTATATATCTCTCTAAAGCGTTCAGTGAATATTGTTTCTAGATCCATTTTATCAGCTGCAGCTCCACTCTCATTATACATTACATCAATGTATTGCTGAAGTGTTTCATGCATCGATGTTCCAAACACAGTATGAATACTGGCTTGGTATGGTTGTTTCATCTCAACATACGATAGATACCACTGGTGTGGGCATGTAGAGTATATTGAATATTGGGAGTAGGATACTGAACGCTGAAATGAGTAATTTATCTCAGGGGGTGTATAATCTTTAATTTTCAGCTCTATCTCCGTCAGTTTGCTTTTCGCCATATAACTCTCTTATTTTGGCTCCTAATTCAGCATCATTAGGGTAATGAGCTACTAAATCTTGAACGGTGTGTAATGTTAATATTTCCTTTTTGAGATATTGAGCCAAATCAAGTGCTTCTTCATACCCATGTTGAAGCATATTTTGATGGTTGTTCTCGTGTAATGTAGTATGGTATTTGTTTAATCCACGTTGTGATCGAGATACTAAGTCATCAATCACAGCACCTGTAATTTTATCCTTTATTGTCATTTTGTTCTTTTTTCTTTTTATAATATACTGTTCCTGCTGTGCCTATGAAAGCCCCTAGTGCTGCTGCAGGCACCATTGATTTATCTTCAACATATGATGTTGTAATAAATGCACTAGCAATAATGATTATTGCAGACCATACACCAGCAGCCCATACTCTTCGCTTATCAATTTCAATAAAATACATTGCCCAGCATACGTCAGCGACTACCATTGCTAGCATTACCAATATAAATTTAATTGCAAATGCCATCGATTTGTTGTTTAATTATTCTTAATTCATCTTCAGGAAGCATATCAATGTATTCCTTAGCTTGTTTTTCAGATACTTCAAAGTATACTTTAACAGCATATATATCATCCTTTTTATAATCTGATTTTTTAGATGCTTTAATATACTTTAAAAACTTATACTGTTGAGGAATAAGATCCTTATATAGATTATATAAGTACTCTCCCTTCATTTGCCAAGTATTTTTCTGTACCAGATTAACTACCTCACAGTACTCAGGGTCCATACTTAAATAACGATTGATCATCCAATTGTTCCATCCCTCGTCACCTAGATATGGTCCCTTAGTAGTAGTAATGTTCTTAATATGGTCAAATATATTTGGCATTAATAGTTTTTATCTGAATCTGAGTATCTAGTTGATGCTTGTCTTTGGGATTCTAACATTCTTACTTGGCCATCCAAATAACGTACGCGATCAATAGCACTAGCGAAATCATTTTGGAGCTGTTCATTTGATGTTTTTAAAGCATCATTTTCTACTTTTAACATTTTGTTTTCTTCGTTTAGTCTTTGGGCTACAGCAATGGCTTCATTAAGCTGTTGCTCTAATTCTTGTTTAGTTGACATTTTGAATAGATTTTTAAATATATTGAACATTACTGTTCGGTTTGATTGTTTCTTAATTGCATTGGGAGGAACTCCTCATTTACATGTCCACATTTACTACA